GCTTGAAATCCTCGAATGCGTTGATGTAGGCCAGCCGCGCCTCGCGGTCCATCATTTCCATCTGGAGCTTTGCCAGGCGCTCGATTACGTCAATGCTCCCCTCGCGCTCGATTGCGAGTTGCAGGAGGCCCATCGGGCTGGTAACTCCAGCGAGTTGCGCTGGCGCTTGTTTGGTGATTGCGCTATCTGTCATTTCGCCAACTCCATTTCCCATTCGAGAGCCTGTAATTTGTTCGCTTCATCGGTGCGATAGTAGATCGCCAGCGCAGCCGCCGCGCCTATATCAAACCCGCCATGCTTGGGGCATCTTGCGGTTTCAGCACAGAGCATCATGGCGAGGGTGTTGGGATGGATTTCATTACTGAATGATGGTTCATCACAGGTTCCCGCAGGAAAGCCACATCCAGTCCACATCGCATTATGGCAATGGAGTTTTCTTTCCTTCAGGAGGTCCATAACTGCCTCTTTGATGGTTGGCCCGAAACCCGCCGGCGACTCCTGTAGGTTCACAAAGTCGTTAAGATGCGCGCATATCATGTTTCCGTCGCGCTCGAAGAGGATACGCGGCCACATTGCAGCACGCGGATCATTTAACATGCGATTCTCGTCTAGTCCGAAAGGGTTGCTCATTTGTCCTCCGCGTCTAGCATAGCCAGGCGCTGCTGAAAGTCTGGCGCGTTAGAGAAGAAGCGCTCTACGAATGCGCGCCGTGCTGCGATCTGCTCGGGCGTGCTAGGCGTCTCGGTCAGCGCGTCATCAATACGCCGGTCGCGCTCTTCGTCCGGGTCGCGCTCAATGCGCTTGTGCGAACCGCCCCAGGGCTGATCGGGATCGGAGAACCAGGGCTCATCGTGCGGTGAAGTGTATTGCGTCATACGCCAACGCCTTTCTGCTGCAATACCGCAGCGGTTTCAATGATCATCGGGAGCCTTCGATCTGGCGAATGGCGTCTACGGCCTTCTTCCAGGCTGAAACTCTATACTGCCAAGCGCTCCAAAGTTCGTACTCTGTGCGGCAAGGTTCGTGATCCGACAACGCGGGTTTCAGCGCCTCCAGTAGCGCATCTTCGCGGGTGCGGGCCACCGCATAGAGGTCATAATCGCCGTTCTCGCAAAGCGCCAAGGGCCGCCCCACGCTTCCATCGATGTATTGACCATCGTACCGTCTCAATTTTTCAATTGCCATTGCTGGCCTCCTTGTTCGATATAACGTGATTCCACTGCATAAGTCCGCGCATCATGGGATCATCGATGGTCTTCACTGCGTCTGTTAGGAGTTTGATTCCTACAGGACAGAGATCAAATACGTCCTCTCTGCACCGTTGGCATTCGTCAAGATGGGCGTGGAAGTCGTCACCAATCACAGCGTTCTTTTCTTTCCCCGGCACAGGCCGGATGCGTAGATAACGATAACAACGGCCACGGCCAGCATGGTGGGCGCGGAGAGAATAGCGAGTTCTACGCTTGCGTGCATCGTCAGGCTCCATATCGCTGAATCCAGGTCTGGCAGCATTCAACACTTCCAGGTTGGAGTGGGTCTTTATCGGAGGCATCAACGGCATGGATAGTTGAGACGATAGCCGAGAAAGCACCCGGAATCTGCTGGAGTTTAGAAACGGCATTATTGAGCGTCCGTTCCACGGTAGCGACCGAGACGCCCTCGGCAGCGGCGATCTCTTTGAGCGTCAGACCATACTTCCCTGGCGTAGGTCCAGTTTTCATCTCTCACCTCTCACGGCCGGAACCGCCGGTGCGGGCTCTGCGCTCAGCCTTCCGGCGTTCCTGCCCGAGCCTGCGCGTATCGCGGATGATGTTGGTTACCTGCCAGACTCCCACACCAAGTAGGAATCCAATTGCCAGACACGCAAGATACGAAGGAAGGTCAGTCATATCCCCTTCTTATGGCGAATGATCCTGCTGGCGACAATCAAGGCGACCATCACGCCGATAGACAAGACCTTGACCCACGCCGGGATGGTCCACGCATCGATGATCGGGGCGAAGTGCACCACGACGCCGATGAGCGCGGCGCAAATAACAGCCGGAACACCCATCACAATAACATCCTCGAGCGGCGTGGAGTAACGCGCTGTACCGTTGCGCAGGGCTTCGCAATCGCGGTCGGCCTCAGCGGAATATAAGGGGAGCTGCGCTGCACACACAGCCTCAACTGCAGCATAGAATCGTGCGACCGGGCAGAAGTTGCGATGATGCGAAGGGTTTTCGACTGGGCCGACGATCATGCCGCAGACGCAGGAGTAATCGCGGCCGTCTGCCATGACCAGCAGTTCAGCCATAGCGTGGCCGGAATAGATCAGCTCGATTAGCGCATTGGAGCGCTCGGTTTCAGGGGATGGTGCTGGCTTGCGGAAAAGAGAAGAGAAAGGCATGTTACACCTCGTGCTACTTGGTTGATGGTGCGTTGAAATGAATTGCGCAGGAGCCAGAATTAAGGGGACTTAAAGTGTCGCTGTGTCTTCGCCCCGCGTTCTCTTGAGTCTCTGGCGGTTTTCGCCGCTTTCTCTATTACGAGAATCTGGCCTTCACGTCGTCAGTATGTCTATGTCCTGCGCTGCAAGGTGGTCCACACCGATTCCGCTTGGAGCATAGTTTCATCCTGCGCAAACTTGATACTACTTGATAGCCTTGATTGCTTCGCGCAGCAGTTCGATAACCACCTGCCGAAGGGACTTACCTTGCTTTGCCGCCTGCATCTTGAGTGACTTATGCAGCGCGGCGTCGAATTTGGTGATTCGTAATTCCATGAACCAACTGTAGCACACATTCGGCACAGTGCGCACATTTATTTTTCAAGTGGCTTGCACGATAGAGATCAGCAGATCACGAAACAGCGGTGGAGTGGCATTGCGGATTTCGGTTTTATGCTTCCCTCCGATCATCGCCATCATGCCGACACCACGCTGGACGTAAAGTGCTGCAATCATCGCGGATTCCTCTTCCCGCACTGCGGGCACGTCTTCCGCCGCTCACGCGCACCCAGCATAGCTCCGCATCCTGCGCATGGCTCAAGTTTGCGCGGCTGCGGATGCTCCTTGGCTGTGCGCCGGTTGCACTCCGCGCGAATGACCGGAGTGGGCATTGGCTCGAGCTGTGCGCGCCAAATCTCTGCGCGGAGCTGTGCATCTTGCGCGGCCTCTTTGAGCGCTGATAGTGGGACTCCTGCGGGTTCATTGCGCGTCATCGGCTGCGGCCTCGTCTGGTTGCAGATAGCTAATAAATATTTCCCGTTGTTTGGCCCCGGCTGCGTCCCAGGCTGCGTCCCAGGCTGCGTCCCAGGCTGCGTCCCAGGCTGCGGCCCCGGCTGCGGCCCGGGCTGCGGCCCCGGCTGCGTCCCAGGCTGCGGCCCCGGCTGCGGCCCGGGCTGCGTCCCAGGCTGCGGCCCCGGCTGCGGCCCGGGCTGCGGCCCCGGCTGCGGCCCCGGCTGCGGCCCGGGCTGCGTCCCAGGCTGCGGCCCCGGCTGCGGCCCCGGCTGCGTCCCAGGCTGCGGCCCCGGCTGCGGCCCTTTCCTGTTGAGATATACGTCCGTGCGCAAAATCGCGTGCCGCTTGGATGGCCAGTGCGGGCCTATCATCTTTTGAGTATTTCTTCCAGATCGGTAAAACCTGCTCGGCAAAATCGGCCGCCATCAATCTCGCTACCATGTCACAGTTTTCGGCGGTTGCGCACAGCGCCCAGAGAGCATCATCGAGCCTATTGGTGTCCAGGATAGTGAGCAAGTCGATGGGTTTTTCGTGCGGATACTTCGCGCCGAGAGCTGCGATGAGTTTTTGGTATCCGCTTTCGCATGCTCCAGCTTTGTGGAGCAAAGTTAGCGTTGTTGTCAGTTTCATGTTATCGCCTCCAATCGCTTTGCGTTGCGTATAACTCCGAGGGTGTCGGCCCAGGCTGGTAATCAGCGCTGAGCAACTTGCGGCCCTGCGCCATGGCATCAAAGCACCAGATGCAAGTGATGAGGGATGCTGCGTCGAGGATCAGGATTAGCTGCGAGGGGTTCATTCTGCGATCTCCCAATCTTCAGCCAGCAGATCCGCGGACGTGAACGCCATTACCTCGCCTTCGTCTTCGTTGCCCCGATAAATGCCGCGGCCTCTCTCCCACACGTATTTGGGTTCGTCGCCTGCCCGGCGCACATGCTTGCGATCCTGCATCCATTTTGCCGCTTGCTTGATGTCTGCCATTTGCTTGCTCGATTCTGCCGGGTCTGCGCGCCCGGCCTGCGGTTACCGCTTACGGCAAGGACCGCGCGGCGGAGGTTAAAGGCTATACCTAGTCGTCGAGGGTATCTTGGCAGAACTCGCAGACGAGTCCTTCATTGGGTAGCTCGGTTTCAGCTCGTGAGTAGCGTCCAATCACGCGGCCTTCTTCGATGTATCGAGAACGGCACGCGTCTGCGCAAAAGGAATGGACGATCCCTGTTGCTTCTCCGTCTAAATCCAATTCATAGATTGCTGGAAGAATTTGCCCGTAGTGGATTGCATCACGGTTCTTGCCTCCGCAAACAAGGCAATTACTATCAAATCCGTCTGGATTGCTATTCACGTAAAGATGCGCCATTTTTGCTGCTCCTTATGCGGTTGAGTACCGCTCAACAACATAATCATCATGCGCCACTTGCCGGAGCGTGTCAACAGTTATTTTGTGATTATTTGCACTCTTGTGATGGTGCGCACAATTTATCTGCAAGGTGCTGTATTTGCTGTAGTTATATCGTGATGCGCATATGGGGTGCGGGGATGCGGATTGCTCTCATCTCTCAATTATGTCGCCACAACACGCGCGCGAGAAATCGCCATTTATCAGCGAATCTGCGGGTGAAAAGTGAGCGCACAATTCCCTTTTCGCGCGAGATGTGCAAATTTGCCGCAGATTGCGTCTTATGCGTGCGCTGTGCCTTGCGCCGTCGGCCTGGTCCGCGTGGAGGTCAAAATCCACGCCCGGTGTCTCTGATCTCGGCTGCGATTGCTCGCAGGGACAGCCCGCAAAAGTTGAACAAAGCGATTCAGACGCTTCTCTGCAACGCGCTCAGCATATCACGCCAGGCGCAGCGAACCGTCAAGCAACCCTTGACAGTTGATATTGTCTTGGACAGTCAAAGACAGTCAAAGATTGTCCAACGCTGTCAAACTTTGTCACCTAGGCAGAGGCAGAGGCAGATATAAAGTACAAAAGCATTGTCGGCGCAAAAAGCTGCGCCGACGCAAATGAGCGTGCGCTATAATTCGGGGCATGAGCAATCCGAGCCAATCCTGCCTCGACCTGATCAAGCGCTTCGAGGGCCTGCGTCTGACGCCGTACCTCGATGCGGCCCGGTTCTGGACTGTGGGCTACGGCCACAAGCTGACCAGCGAGGAGCTGGAGGCCGGCGGACGGATTCGCGTGATCACTGAGCCTGACGCGCTTTTGCTGCTGGTCGACGATGTGGACTGGGCAGCCGAGCAGGTGGCGCGTCTAGTGCGTGTGCCGCTCAGCCAGGGCCAACTGGACGCGCTCACAGACTTTGTGTACAATCTCGGCCAGGGCCGGCTTCTGGACTCCACACTGCTCAAACTGCTCAACCTGGGCAACTATCGCGATGCGGGCCAGCAGCTCCTGCGCTGGGACATGGCCGGCGGCGAGCATCTGGCTGGGCTCACGCTGCGTCGGCAGGCTGAGCTGGCTCTATGGGAGGCTGCATGACAATCTCGCGTGCATGGGCAATCGGTATCGGCGTGGTGCTTGGGCTGGCCATCGTGCTGGGTGGTTACGAGTGGCTGCAGGAGCATGATGCGCGGCTCAAGGCTGAGAGCGTGCAATCCGCACAGACCCAGGTCATTGCCACCGCGCAGAAGAGCATCGACCAGGCCAAGGCCGACCAGGCGCAGACCGCCAGCGATCTCAAGTCGCAACTCACCGCCATATCCGCACAGCGCGTTGTTGTGGTGACCCCACAGCAGGCCGCCGCAGTCGCCAATACCCTGCCCAATCTTCCCACGCAGGTCCAGGTCCAGCAAATTCCGGCCACGCCTACCGCGCCGGCCACTCAGCAGATCGTGATTCCGCAGGCGGACATTCCCGCATTCCAGGCCTACAAGCTCGATTGCGACGAGTCCAGCGCCAAGCTCACCGCCTGCTCCCTCAACGCAGCCAGCGCGGCAGTGATCCAGCAGGGCACGGCCGACCAGCTCGCCGCGGTGACCAAAGATCGCGATACCTGGGAGGCCACAGCCAAGGGCGGCACGTTCTGGCAACGATTCAAGCATGATGCAATTGTGATAACGGTCACAGCAGGGGCGGCCTACGCGGCAGGGAGACTGACCAAATGAGCGGCAA